CTCATTACCTAAGAGAGAATCTTACCTTCGATTCTGCACAAATTGTGCTTAAAGAAGATGCTGATGGTAAGAATCTCTACATGGAAGGCATCTGCATTCAAGGTGATGTTAAAAACGCCAACGAACGTATCTACCCTGTAAGTGAAATTAAAAACGCTGTTGATACTCTTAACGAGCAAATCAAATCAGGTAATAGTGTACTTGGTGAAGTAGATCACCCAGATGACCTCAAAATTAATTTGGACCGTGTGTGTCACATGATTGAAAGCATGTGGATGGATGGTCCTAACGGTTATGGCAAGTTAAAAATTCTTCCTACTCCAATGGGAGAGCTTGTTAAGACCATGCTCCAGGCAAAAGTTAAGCTCGGAGTAAGCAGTCGTGGAAGCGGAAACGTTGATCCACACACCGGACATGTCAGTGACTTTGAAATAGTCACTGTCGATGTAGTTGCCCAACCTAGTGCGCCTAATGCGTATCCTAAGGCTATCTATGAAGGTCTGTTGAACATGAATCATGGACACAGAGTTTTAGAAATGGCTAGGGAAGCTGGGACGGACAGCAAAGTGCAAAGATACTTGAGAGACGAAGTAACTCGTTTAATCAAGGATCTCAAGATTTAGGAGAAAAGCATGCTAGATGCTATCAAACCATTATTGGATAGCGATCTGATCAACGAGGAGACTCGTCAAGCAATCTCGGAAGAATGGGAAGGCAAGATGAACGAAACTCGTGAGACGATTCGTGCAGAACTACGTGAAGAGTTTGCACAACGCTATGAGCATGACAAATCAACAATGGTTGAAGCCCTAGATCGCATGGTTACAGAAGGTCTACAGAGCGAGCTTGAAGCTGTTTCAGCAGAAAAGCAAGCACTAGCAGAAGATCGTGTAAAGTTCCAAACAACGATGAAAGAAAGTGCCGACAAGTTTGACACTTTCATGGTTTCAAAGTTGGCCGAAGAACTTACAGAACTTCGTAAAGACCGTAAGGCACAAACAGAAGGTTTTGAGAAATTAGAGCAATTTGTTATTGGTGCGCTGGCAGAAGAGATCAAAGAGTTTGCTGAAGACAAGAAGGACCTAGTGGAAACACGAGTTCAACTTGTTTCACAAGCACGTGATCAACTCGAATCATTGAAGAGCAAATTCGTTAGCGAAAGTGCTAAGAAGATGAGCCAGAGTGTAAGCAAGCATCTGAAAGATGAGCTTGGTTCATTGCGTGAAGATATCAAAGAGGCTAGAGAAAACAACTTTGGTCGTCGTATCTTTGAAGCATTTGCCAGTGAATTTGGTGCAACTCATTTGAATGAGAACGCAGAAGTTCGCAAACTAATGCAAGCAATTGAAGAAAAAGATCGTCAATTGGCTGAGTCCATTGAAGCTCAAGAACAGGCTAAAGTCCTTGTTGAGAGTAAAGAGAAAGAAATTCGCATGATCACTGAAAGCAACACTCGTAAGAGCAAGCTAGAAGAACTTTGCGCACCTCTAAATGCAGAGAAGCGTGAAATCATGATGAACTTACTCGAAGGCGTTCAGACATCCCGCTTAGAGAACGCATTCGAAAAATATCTACCAGCAGTTTTAAGTGAAGGCAAAACAAAAACTTCAAAAGAAACTATTGTTGAGTCAAGAACTGAAGTTACTGGTGATAAATCTGCGAAGGTTGTAACAGACGAAAAAGTTGCCGAAGACAGCAACGTTATCGCTCTCAAACGCCTAGCAGGGCTTTAAGAAAAAGGAAGGAGACTTAAATGTCACAAGATCTACTAGAAAGCCGTTGGGATGAGACCAAAGAAGCCCTCCTAGAAGGTTTGAATGGTGCTCGTCGTTCAACAATGGGTGTTATCTTAGAAAACACCAAAAAGCAATTGGTTACAGAAGCTGCAACAGCTGGTGCAACTGCTTCAGGTAACATTGCTACACTAAACCGTGTGATTCTTCCAGTAATCAGACGTGTTATGCCTACAGTTATTGCTAACGAATTGGTTGGTGTACAGCCAATGACTGGCCCTGTAGGACAAATCCACACTC